AAGATATGATATTAGTTGGTGGAACCAGTGGTGCTCAAGCAACTATTTCTAATGTTCGACTAATATCAGATCTTGGATCAAGTATATTAGGAAGTCTTTTTATTCCTAATCCAAATATTTCTAGTAATCCAAGATTTGAAACAGGAAGTAAAACACTTTCTTTGATTAATAATGCCTCTAATGATAGAAATGCAGCCACAAGTATTTCTGATCAAAATTTCTCATCCACAGGTATTTTAGAAACAATTCAAGAAGATATTGTTTCTGTAAGGAATGCTAGTGTTTCAGTGGAGGCAGTTACTGATCAGAGAACTCAAACAACACAAACCAATAGAACTCTCATACAAACTGTTAATAGAGATCCTTTATCTCAATCATTCTTTGTTGAGGAATCCACAGGTGTTTTCTTAACTAGTTGTGAAGTATTCTTTGCTAGTGTAGATGAGAATGAGTTACCTGTTACGTTCCAATTAAGAACAATGCAAAATGGATTACCTACCACAAAGGTAATTCCATTCTCTGAAGTTAATCTTTCTCCATCTGATATAACAATATCAAATAATGGATCTATTGGCACAACATTTACCTTTAAGGCTCCTGTATATTTGGAGGGTGGTATTGAGTACTGTATGGTTCTTCTTTCTGATTCTGCTCAGTATTCAGTCTTTATATCAAGAGTGGGTGAGGTTGATTTAATATCAGGAACATTTGTATCTCAACAACCAACTTTAGGATCTCTATTTAAATCACAAAATGGATCTACATGGGAACCAAGCCAGTGGGAAGATCTTAAGTACAATCTTTATAGAGCAGATTTTGCAAGCACAGGATCTATAGAACTTTATAATCCTGAATTATCAATTGGTAATAAACAAATTGCTCATTTACTTTCAGATCCACTCCAGTTAACAGGAAGAAAAATCAAGGTGGGAATTGGTTCTACTTTAAATGATACTGATCTTACTGTTGGAAACACAGTCCTTCAACATGGAAGTAATGCAACAGGTACTTATGTTGGTAATGCAGGTATTGCAACAGGAACTTTAAATATTATCAATGCAGGTATTGGTTATACACCTATCTCAGGCACATTCCAATTTAATCAAGTTCCTCTAACAAACGTCACGGCTGCTGGAAATGATGCTGTGGCAGATATAACTATATCCAATGGTGTAGCGGTTGCAGCAACCATCTCTTCCTTTATTGTTGGTTCTGGTGGTACAGGATATGTACCAGGTGATGTTCTAGGAATAGGAACGATTGGTAATAATTCGTTGGGATTAAATGCGAGACTCTCAGTGGTTTCTATCGCAAATACATCTCAATTAATTCTTGATAATGTTCAAGGAGACTTTATTACAGGAACAGGAAATACTGTTAGGTATATTAATAATACAGGTCTTACAACTGATCTGAATGGAGCTAATAACGTTGGTGGAAATGTGACAATTTCTGATATTGATGTGGTGAATAGTGGATTGAATATCGTTGTTAATCATAAGAATCATGGAATGTATTTCACTGATAACTATGTAACTGTTTCTAAGGCACAAAGTGATCTCATTCCTACAAAACTTGTTAATGATCTTGATACATCCACCACAGGTGACATAACAGTTGATAGTTCTACTAACTTTGATCAGTTTGAAAATGTAGGTGTAGGAACTACCAACTATGGTTACTTGATGATAGGAGAAGAAATTCTTTCTTATGAAAGTGCTGATGGAACTACCATAGGTATTACCTCAAGATCTATTGATTCTACAACCACCAAGAATTATCTTTCTGGCACTCCAGTTTACAAATATGAATTGGGTGGTGTTTCCTTAAGGAGAATCAATAAAACTCATTACTTAGGAAACGTATCAATTGCTAACTCCATCACCTTTGATTCTTATAATATTAAACTTGATATGGGATCAAGTGGCCTTGGAAGATCTACGGGTGCAAGTTTCCCTATTCTTTATATGGGTCAAACTAAATCAGCTGGTGGTGACAATGTAACTGCTACTCAAAATATTCCTTTTGAAATTATTAATCCACAGATTCAAAATCTTACATTACAAGGAACAAATCTTACATCTGAAGTAAGAACTGTAACTGGTGCAAGTCTAGATGGAAATGAAATTCCTTACGTAGATAAAGGATTTGAAGGAGTAACTATTGGACAAAATAATTATATGTCAACTCCTCGTATCGTAGCCTCTGATATTAATCAAACTAATAACTTAACTACTTTGCCTGGTAATAAATCATTAAATATGAGAGTTACTTTCTCTACCACAGATTCAAAATTATCTCCAATTATTGATACTCAAAGAATGAGTGTTATTTTCTCCTCTAACAGAGTTAATGCACCTATTTCAAACTATGTAACTGATAATAGAGTGAACAGTGCATTTGATGATCCAAATGCTTTCCAATATCTTTCTAAAGAATTCCAATTAGAAAATTCTGCTACCACCTTGAAGATTATTTCTGATGCATACATAAACACTGATGCTGATATCAGGGCATTCTATGCAATAAGCAATTCTGCTGGAACTGATCCAGTCTACATGCCTTTTCCAGGATTTAGTAATATTGATGGGAATGGTCAAATAATTGATGTGGCTGATAATGATGGAAGATCAGATACATTCGTTTTCCCATCTACAAATGAGGAAATATTGACACCAAGCAATGAATTTAAGGAGTATGCATTTAGTATAAATGATCTTCCTTCATTCAAGTTCTATAGAATTAAAATAGTAATGACTTCAACAAGTCAAAGTTATCCTCCTAGAATGAGGAATCTAAGAGTCCTTGCACTAGCATAATATGTCTTATTTGAAAGTGGAAGGACATGGTGAATTGTATAGAGATTCTACAACAAATTCTATTGTAAATCGAAATACATCTGATTATAATCGTTATATGTCTCAGAAAAAAACTAAAAATGAAGAGGCAGAAAAAGTGGATACAATGGAGCAAGATCTTGCACATTTAAAAAATGAAATTAATGAAATTAAATCTTTACTCAAGGAGTTAGTAAATGGCTAATCAAAATATAACCTTTGACCTAGAATCAGGAACTCCTTTTGAATCTAATATTGCCATTAATGGTGGAGCAAATTTTAGTAATACATTCACAGTAAAAAATCCAAACGGGACAGCATTTAATTTTACTGATTATACTGGATCGTCTCAGATGGTAAAAAGCGTTGCCATAGGATCTAGTGGGCCTGCTGATGCCACGTTTACAGTTGGATTTACCAGTGCAGCTGGCGGTAAATTAAAGATATCTTTAGGATCAACAAGCACTAGAAATTTAGAGGAGGGAAGGTATGTTTATGATGTTAATGTTGGATCTGGACTAACAGTTTATAAAGTTGTTAAGGGATCAGTCATAGTTAATGCTGGTGTGTCTTCCGCACCATCATAAATACTTTCACAGGAATAGTAAATAGATGGCACAACCTGCTAGTAGACAAGAATTAATTGCATATTGCAAAAGAAAACTAGGTGCTCCTGTGTTGGAGATCAATGTTGCTGATGAACAAATTGATGATCTTGTGGATGATGCTCTTCAATATTTTTATGAGAGACATTTTGATGGTGTTATTAGAACTTACTTAAAATATGAAATAACACAAGCAGACATTGATAGAGGAAAAGGTCCAACAGAATCTGGAGTAACAGGTATAACAACCACCACTGCAACTTCTACAATTGACGGTGCCACTGTAGAATTTAATTGGTTTGAGAACAGTAATTATATTCAAGTTCCACCATCAGTTATTGGAGTAGAAAAAGTTTTTAGATTTGATGGTAGTAATAGTATATCGAACAATATGTTTAGTATTAAATATCAATTGTTTTTAAATGACGTTGCTTTTAATCTTGGATATAATGGTCTTTTAAGTTATGCCATGACTCAAACTTATTTGTCTGATATAGATTTTTTATTAACAACAGAAAAACATATAAGATTTAATCAAAGACAAGATAGATTATATTTAGATATTGATTGGGAAAATACAACAGCTGGTAATTTTATAGTCATGGAATGTTTTAGAACAATTGACGCAAATGATTATTCCAGAGTGTGGAATGATACATTTTTAAAACGTTATCTTACTGCTTTAATTAAAAAACAATGGGGTCAAAATTTAATTAAATTCCAAGGTGTAAAATTACCTGGAGGAGTGGAGTTAAACGGTAGAGAAATATATGAGGATGGTCAAAAAGAATTAGATACCATAGCAGAGATGATGTCAAATACTTATGAGTTACCACCTCTTGACTTCATAGGGTAGACACATGGCATTAAATCCCTATTTTCTACAAGGATCCTCTGGAGAACAAAGTTTAGTCCAAGATCTAATTAATGAGCAACTTAAAATTTATGGCGTAGAAGTTCATTATCTACCTCGACAGTATGCAAAAACTAATACTGTGATTAGAGAGGTCATAGAATCTAAATTTGATGATGCATATCCGATTGAAGCGTATATGGAAAACTTTGATGGGTATAATGATAATTCAGTTATACTATCAAAATTTGGAGTTCAGGCAGAGAATGAAATAACTTTAACTATTTCTAAAGAAAGATTTGAAAATTATATCAGTCCTTTAATCAAAAATATTCCCAATATAGAATTATCCACCAGACCAAAAGAGGGTGATTTAATTTATTTTCCATTAGGTGATAGGTTATTTGAAATTAAATTCGTAGAACATGAAAAACCTTTTTATCAATTAAGAAAAAATTATATTTACACTCTTCAGTGTCAACTCTTCAGATCTCAAGATGAAATTATTGATACTGGAATTGAAGAGATTGATGATACGTTTGATATTGAAGCTAATCTTAGAACTCTCACTTTAGTTGCTGCTGGAACCACAGCAACTGCCTTTGCTGGTGTTGTGGCAGAGGGTGGTGTAAATCAAATTATAGTTACAAATAGGGGTGAAAGGTATACATCTGCTCCTACCGTAGCCATATCATCTTCGCCATCTGTTAATGGCACTGCTGCTGGTATTGCTACCTTGATGTCTGGATTAGTAAATTGTGATGGAACTGAAATAGGAGAAAAAGTTCAAGGTATTTACGTTACTAATCCTGGTTTTGGTTACACTGTAAATCCTGGTATTGTTATATTACAACCTGATGATGGTAATGGAGTTGGTGCAGCCGCAACAACAAGAATATCTGATAACGTTGTTGGAATTGTAACCATATCAGGTGGTGGATCTGGATATACCACAGCACCTGCTGTTACGTTTAGTTCACCAGGTATTGGGACAACTGCAACTGCTATTGCGGTTGTAAGTTCTGGTGGAACGATTTCCAATATATTTGTAACTAATGCTGGTGCAGGATATACTGTTAATCCTACGATCACGATTGGTTCGCCATATATGCTTGGAGAGGGAACATTCATAGATAATGAAACAGTAACAGGATCCTCTAGTGGTATCACTGCTATTGTTAAAACATGGAATGCAGTTTCTGGTGAACTAGTAATATCTAATTCTACTGGAGATTTTGTAATGGGTGAAAATATCGAGGGTGCTGAAAGCGGTGCAGTTTATCAACTTAAAATTGAAGAGACTGATAACACAGTTAATAAATACCCTGATAACTTATCAATAGAAACTGAAGCAGATGCGATATTAGATTTCTCAGAGTCTAATCCTTTTGGAACACCATAAATATAAACTAACAGGTCTATAACAATGTTTGAATATTACTATCACGAAATATTAAGAAGAACGATCATCGGATTCGGAACCCTTTTTAATGGGATAGAAATCAAACATGAAGATTCTGATGATAATGTTGCGAGTGTAATTAAAGTGCCTCTTGCATATGGGCCAACACAAAAGTTTTTAGCAAGATTGCAACAATCACCTGATCTTAATAAACCAGTTCAAGTAACATTACCAAGAATGTCGTTTGAATTTGTTGGTTTACAGTATGATGGATCAAGAAAAGTCACAACCACACAAACTTTTAAATCAGAAACAGTGGGTGTAGCGACTGCAATTAGAAAAACATTCATGCCAGTTCCTTATAATATGTCCTTTGAATTAACAGTTCTTACAAAGTTAAATGATGATATGTTGCAAATTGTAGAACAAATTGTTCCATATTTTCAACCAGCATTTAATTTATCTGTTGACCTTGTAAGCACCATAGGAGAGAAAAGGGATATTCCAGTTGTGATAGAAAATATAACAATGGAGGATGATTATGAGGGAGATTTTACAACAAGAAGAGCATTAATATATACCTTCAGATTTACAGCAAAAACATATCTATTTGGCCCTGTTGGATCAAGGGCAGAGGGATCCAAAGATCTTATCAAAAAATCAACCATTGGATACATTGCTGGTGGATCTACAAAAACTCCATCAAGAGATATTACTTACTCTGTTGTTCCTCGTGCCACAAAAGCGTATGATGCTAATGTTACAACCACGTTAGGAACTGATATCGCAGCAGATACGACGGTATTTGATGTTGCAGATGCATCTGGTATTGCAGAAAATACATTCGTTATTATTGATAGTGAATCAATGTTTGTTGATAAGAAGAGTGGTAATAAATTAATAGTTAGAAGGGGAGAGGACGGAACAACTCCAACAGCACATGTTACTGGTGCTGGTATAAATCTAATTACAACCACCACTAATGATTTGATAGAGATTGGTGATGATTTTGGATTTGATGGGTCATTGATATGAAAAAACTAGATAAAACTTTTAATATATCAGAACCTGAGTCTGAAATTGTTAAAACCGAAACAGTTGGAATTACACCTGAACAAAAACCTGATAGAATAATTAAAGATGATGTTACAAGAGACTATGAGTATACAAGAGGCAATTTATATTCTATCATTGAAAAAGGACAAGAAGCAATTGACGGAATTCTTGAACTTGCTCAAGAAAGTGAAATGCCCAGAGCATATGAAGTTGCTGGACAATTGATTAAAAGTGTTTCTGATGCTACTGATAAACTTATGGATCTTCAGAAAAAATTAAAAGATGTTAATGAAGAACAAGTTACCAAAGGGCCATCAACTGTTAATAATGCTCTGTTTGTTGGATCAACAGCAGAACTTGCTAAACTTATAAAAACTGGACTTCCTGAAGTCGATAAATAGATTGAGGGAGAGAAATCCCGAAGTACCAATATCGCTTGTACTAATAGTATGTCGGAAGACAATAATAAAAATTTGCCGTCTATTGATGATTTTTCAGAGAATCCAGAGGAACTTCCTTCCGTAGATGAGTTTTTAAAAGAGGAAGAATTACCCTCAGTAGAGGAATTTGTAGAAGAAGAAAAACAAGAATTAATTGTAGAGGAGAAAATAGAGGAACCTATAACTGAGACGATGGATCTCACTGAGATTGTTCGTCTAGTTAATGATGTTAGAGATAGTATTCCTGATGTTCCAGAAATAAAATCTTATGATAGTGAATTACAGGAATTATCAGAAAATTTAGAACAATTAAAAAATAATATTCCTGAAGTTCCTGAAGTAAAATATTACGATACAGAAGTAGAAGCAATATGTGAACAAATTGATTTAGTAAGAGAAGAGGTTAAAAACCTTCCTGAAGTAAAATACTATGATGAACAATTAAATCTCATAGAGGAGAAGATTCAAAATCTTCCTGAACCAAAATATTATGATGGCGAGATAGAGGCAATATGTGAGGCTATTGATAAAGTTAGAGAGGAGATACCCACTTTTCCAAAATGGGTCAATGAAATAAATGAAGTTCCTGATTTTTCTTGGATTGGAAAAACCTTTAGTGTTATTGATGATGACTTTGTTAAAGTTGGAGATCATATAAAAGATCTTAAAACTAAATTTGATTCTGATCTTGAGGAGTTAACTGAAAATTTAGATCTTAAAGATTTTGAACAAAGGATAAAAATAGATGAATTAAATAAGGCAAAAGATAAAATATATGAAGAATTAAAAGAAGCAGCAATTAAAATTTGGGCTCATCATGATGAATTCAAAGATGATGATAGAAAATTAAAGAAGGGTATATTAAGTAAACTCAATGAGACAAGACAAAATATTGAAAAACAAATAAGTGAATTAGACAATAAGAGTTATGAATCTGATAAAAATCTTAAAGGTTACTTTGAAGGTTTAAAAGAAGAAATAGCAAATCTTCCTGAAGTAAAATATTATGATGATAATATTACTGAGTTAAAAAAAGATTTATATAACTTAGATAAAAAATATAAAGATACTTCTACTAATATTGCCGAACTTTATAAAATTGTAGAAGAGATAAAAGGTGGTCAAGAAGAGTTAAAAGAAGGTTTATTAAATGAACCTCCAACTTACGCACAATCTGTTGGTGGGCCTCCAGACCCTCTTACACCATTGGGTAAAAAGTTTGCCACACTTGAAGATCTATCTAAAAACTATACGTTATTTGTAAATAGAGTTCAACAACAACTTGCCACATTTGGTGGAGGTGGTGCAGTAAGAGTTGATACTATGGATGACGTTGGTATATCAACGTATGCCATTGGAAGTGAATTAGGAATCGCAACGGGTAGTCTTTTAATTTATGATGAGAATTTAAAATTAGTTGGTATTGCCAGCACAGCCTTAGGTGGAAGCACTGGTGTTGGTGGTACTGATTTTATATCTGGTATTGCTGCTACATTTAGTAGTAAGGTAACTACTGATTTTCTTGCTGGTATTGCTGCCACATTCAGTGGTAATGTAACTGTCGGTGGAACT